ATCCACTATTGAGAATCGGCGGCCGCCGGTGGACGATCCACCAACTGTCCACTAATCCGGCACCGGGACCCGATCCGGTGTATATTACATAAGTCGTCGGGAGTTCAACCCCATGTTTCTCAATGTGATGGTCAAGTTCGACTCTGATGAGTTAAGCGAACCTCAATACATTGGACCCTTTTATGATGCCGAGGATGCGTATGATTACGCTGAAGAGATGAACTACAAACTGAGTTTATCTGGCATTCCCTCTTCTGTCGCTTGCTATTCTATCTGCATTTGATTCACATGTTTGATGAACTTTGGTCTGAGATTCAAGATGCTTCCGGTGAGATCTTCGATGTCATCGACTACAAGGAAGAATGGGAGAAAGATGATAACAAGTTCAACGTAGAAGATTACATCAACTCCAACATCGATTACTGATGGCATTCGTTTCCACCTTCGATCACACAAACACCATGACTGACAACATCATGAACTCAGAGAAACTTCAGCAACTGAAAGAGAACTATGCCAACATGATTGTTGACGGCATGGACCTGGACGATTTGTGTCAACTGGCATTTGATCTGTTGGTTAGCAACTTTGATGACATCAGTGAGCAACAACTTAAGGCAGAGATTGTGGACCTTTATGATGAGGAAATCCTGAATGATTTGATGCCTGAGTAATACTAACTGTGTCGCCCAGTTTCTAACACAAACTGGGCGGCTGCCCGACCAGTTGGGCAACTGTCCACTAAACCCCCACAAGGCACCAATCTGGTGTATATTACATAAGTCGTCGGGAGTTCAACCCAAATGTCTTTCACTGCCACTCACTCTCTGCAGGGCAATCACATCATCAAAGATGATGAAACCGGTAAGTGGTTTGTATCTGCCGTTGAGAATCCTGCCTTTCGGAGTGCAATCGAAGGTCTCTACGATTTCGTGGGAGAGATGGATGCCGACTGTGACATGGCATACGATTGGGTATGCGAACAGGCAGACATTTCTACCTTCGTTGCTGATAAGTGGGCATGGGACATGTTCTATTCTGTATGGGAACAATCCGCAGTCGATGGTGGACACGAACAGATCGGTTGAGTGATGTGACAGTCGGGGGACTGTCCACCATTTCCCCCAAACCCCTTCCATCCATCTTATAGTGACTTCAGTCACACAAACGACACCAAATGCGTAAGATCGAACAGGAAATGAACGCCGCCATTTCTAACAGCATCAACTGGCAGAAAAACAACACCGCTGTTACTTTCGACCCCGAAACTAACACTTCTACGGTGTATCTCCACGGTAACAAAATTGCTGAGGTTGGTGACTTCGGAGTTCGTTTGTGGGACGGTGGTTATCAATCAACGACCACCAAATCCCGTATCAACGCTGTGCTCTCAGAGCACGCAATCGAGGGTGAATTTGTCTTTCAAAAGAACTTTGATTGGTTCATTCGTCTCTACAATGGCACTGAGTTCTTTATCACTGAGTTCCGCAACTCTATGAAACTGGGCACACTTTCCAACGACCTTCTGCTTGCCTGACGTTATCACTGAGGGGTGGGAAACTTCCCCTCTCTAATAACCTCAGCGGGGGTGATGCATCCCGCTCAAAACACATCACATTCCATCGCTTTACTAACAACATGATCAACGCTTTTACTTCCACCGCTATCAACGCTATCACCACCTCCGATGATATTGTCGTCGTTGAATTCAAGAATGGTCGCCAGTACGATTATCGCAGCGCTGATGTTGCCGGTTTCGTGAATAAACTGAATAACGTTATCAAGGCAGAGGAATCTGTCGGCAAGTTTGTGAACTTCTCGATCAACAATAAAGATCTGCAAAATGTCAACAACGTTGCTGCCTGATTAACACTTTGGGGGGACACTCTCCCCCCTGACTAATACAAACTCTCTGTTCTTCATTAACACTTTCTTATGTCCATCGAACTGATGCTTTCTCTGCTGAACAAAGGTAACACCGGAAACGACATTCTGTCCATTCTTGATGTTATCAGTGAACAGCAGGTTGATGACACTCAGTCCTAATACATCATTCGTTCGTTAACAGCAGTTTGGGGGGTTTATGCCCCCCCGTTGTTAAAAACCGTGGGTCCCCGGAGTCTACAAAGTGTTACGATGCCGTTCATGATCTCAAAGGCACTCTTTTTTTCTCACCCCACATAAAAATTTTTTTTGCTATATAAAAACAACTATAAAGATCAGAGGTATGCAAAAAAATCGCGCAGAAAATTTTACGACTATAGAGGTTGATCCAGTAAGTGGTGAGCACTATGTGATTATCCCTGAATGGATATTAGATGAGCAGGGATGGTATGAGGGGACAGAAGTTAATATTGAGGTTGAGAACGACTGTATTGTAATTACAAATATTGAAAGTTCTTGACAGAGTATACATAGTGCAGTATGATTCGATTGTAATTAATTACTATTATGTCTAAAGGATTTACAATAAAAGCAAAGACGCCCATGGCAGCGTCTCCCACGGAACAGGAGTGGGATTATGAAGTGGCAAAAGAAATGGTAAGAGGTAAGTCTGTCGTCTTTTGTCTTCCGGGGCGTGGAGTATCATATACATTTCTAAAGAGTTTTGTGCAACTTTGTTTTGATCTTGTACAAAACGGAGCAAGCATCCAAATTTCGCAGGATTATTCCTCCATGGTAAACTTTGCAAGATGCAAGTGTCTTGGTGCAAATGTATTGCGTGGACCGGATCAACTTCCGTGGGATGGCAAACTCAAATATGATTGGCAACTCTGGATCGATTCTGATATTGTTTTCAACACTGAAAAATTCTATCAACTTATCCTGATGGACCAAGACATTGCAGCAGGATGGTATTGTACCGAAGATGGTCGCACCACATCAGTTGCTCATTGGTTGGAGGAGGATGACTTCCGTAACAATGGGGGTGTGATGAATCACGAAACGATTGAGAGTATCTCAAAGCGGAAAAAACCTTTTACTGTTGATTATACAGGATTTGGATGGCTTCTCATCAAGCACGGAGTCTTTGAGCACACGGAGATGAAGTATCCATGGTTTGCTCCAAAGATGCAAGTCTTTGAGTCTGGTGATGTACAAGACATGTGTGGAGAGGATGTATCATTCTGTCTTGATGCAATTGATGCCGGATTTGAGATTTGGTGTGATCCACGAATTCGTGTGGGGCATGAAAAGACTCGCGTAATCTAATGACAGAAAAGTATGATATTCTATGTAAAGGACGTAGAATATATAAAAATCTAAGTCAACTTGAATATTTTGAGGTAATGGAGGACCTTGCGGTAGAATACTATCAAACAGGTTCTCCGGACCCCTCGGATTTAGAAACTAAAATTTACAAGGAGTAAAAAAAATTATGGCAAAAACTGGTTTTATGAAGGGTGGCAATTATGTGGAAGCCAAACCCAAGAAGTCTCGTCAAGGAACGGGGAAGCACACAAAATTATCCGCAAGTTCTCGTAACTCGGCAAAGAAAAGGTATCGGGGACAAGGTAAATAATGAGTCAACTCGTTGTAAATCTACCCCCACAAAAGGTATGGGTACGTAAAGAGTATCTTCGGGATTTACAGGACGGGTATGGTGAATTTGTAGAGGGCGTCTGGGTATCGGCAAAGTCGATTCCTGGGCGTGCTTTTTATTTTGAAACTTATTTGCCAGAATATGCGGCAATGTATGATAAATTACCGATTAGTGCTTTTTTATCTCGTCCAAAACTACCTGATCCCGATTTAGATCTACCTAATCTACAGTTTTGGAATTGTATGGACTATGGTATACGGTGTATTGAGAAGCAGTTTATTGGAAGTATGGACTTTATGCTTCATACACGCAATTTTGGTGCTCTTCATGGAGAATATTTGTTTACTCTAGACAATTTTCACCCTGATATTGACACTACAAACTGTAATGTAAGTGAAATACCCGAAGAACACAAGTCTCATAACTGTATTGAACTTGAAAATGGTCAATTTGCACTCTATCCAAACAATAGAATGAGGATATATGACCTTTCAATCACACCCGAAACACCAAAACAACCCGATTTTAAGGTATCAACTCAGTATTATCAAGTTGAGAATGGAGTAAGATGGGGAAGATTGGGTGATACTGATGATTATTTCTGGAAAACACCAGAAGAACAAGAAAATAAATAATCTTTAGGGATAGCAACCCCTCTAAAAGTTCTGATTTTCACGAATCAGGAGCTAAAAATGTCGAATTCATCAGTCGATAGAGACAAAAAATACATGAAAGAGATGTGGGGAACCACAAAATTGATCACAGATTATAATTCACTATCTGAAAAAAGAGTATTACAAGAAGTTATGCACGATGATTTAGATAGTAAGTATCATATTCCAGAGGATCGTCTCTCAAGACCATGTGGAGGGTCTAATGGATTTGATGATTTTGTTGAAAGATGGCATGAATGATTGATTGTAGGGGTATAAATAAATAAAAATCTCATGATCAATGGCAATAAAAAGGATATCAAGGGTTTTTAAAGACATTAATTTGTCTTTTGAGCCTCATCCTGTGACAAAAGATCTACAAATATTAAAAAATGAGAATGCGATTCGTAGATCTGTAAGAAATATTGTCCAAACAATACCCACAGAAAAGTTTTTTAATTCAATTTTTGGATCTGATGTAAGAAGTAGTTTATTCGATTTTGTGGATTTTGGTACTGCTTCTGTTATTCAGGATCAAATTCAGGTTGCAATAGAAAACTTTGAACCAAGAGTTGATAATCTTCAAGTATTTGTAAATCCAAATGCGGATGAAAATACATTTGATGTTACAGTAGTGTTTGATATTATTGGTCAAGAGTTTCCGACTCAAGAATATACATTTCTATTAGAGGCAACAAGATAATAATATGCCTTTTACTAAGTTTACTAATCTAGATTTTGATCAGATAAAAACATCCATCAAGGATTATCTTCGTGCAAACTCTACATTTACGGATTTTGACTTTGAAGGATCTAATTTTTCGACGCTGATTGATACATTAGCATATAATACTTATATTACAGCATTTAATTCAAACATGATTGTTAATGAATCCTTTTTGGATTCGGCAACACTTCGTGAAAATGTTATATCACTTGCCAGAAATATTGGTTATGTACCTCGCTCTAGAACTGCAGCAACAGCAGAGATATCATTTGATATAGAAAACCTTGGAGATATTAATACAGTTACCTTAGAAGCGGGTTTGGTGTGTATAGGTAGAGATGATGATACATCATATACTTTTGCAACACCAGAAAATATTTCCACTACTGTAAGTGGTGGTACTGCATCATTTAAAAATGTGACTGTATATCAAGGAACATTTTTAAGAAGAACATTTACAGTAGACACTTCACTTAACCAAAAATTTATTTTAGACAATTCTTATGTTGATACTTCAACTATAAGAGTATACATCAAAGGTACTCAAGAAACTGGAAAAGGAGTTGAGTATACTTTAGTTGATAATATTATTAATGTCAATTCTGAATCAAGAATCTTCTTAATTCAAGAAATTCAGGATGAAAAATACGAATTATTATTCGGTGATGGATTTATTGGAAAGAAATTGGAAAATGAATCTACTATTACAGTAGAATACATTGTTACTGATGGTATTGATGGTAATGGTCCATCAATATTTTCTTTTGCGGGAAGTATTATTGACCAACAATCGAATCCAAAGAACCCCGGCAATCCTACTATAACAACTGTTTTAAAGGCACAGAGTGGGTCCAATGCCGAGACTTTAGACTCTATTAAGTATTATGCCCCTAGAATCTATTCGGCACAGTACAGGGCGGTTACAGCAAGGGATTACGAAGCAATTATAAAACAGATCTATCCAGAAACTGAATCAGTATCGGTAATTGGTGGAGAGGAACTTGATCCACCCGAATTTGGATCAGTAACAATTAGTATTAAACCAAAAAATGGATCTTTTGTTTCGGATTTTTCAAAGAATCAAATACTATCAAAATTAAAACAATATGGAGTTTCTGGTATTAATCAAAAGTTAGTCGATCTTAAAGTTCTTTATGTTGAAATAGAATCATCAATATATTTTGATTATTCAAAAACTTCTAAGGTTGATGATTTAAAAACAAGAATTACAAATTCTCTTAATTCATATTCCAAATCTATTGATCTAAACAAGTTTGGTGGTAGATTCAAATATAGCAAATTGTTACAGGTTATTGATAATACAGATAATGCCATCACTTCAAATATTACAAAGGTAAAAATAAGAAGAGATTTAAAAGCTGCTGTTAATCAATCTACACAGTATGAGTTATGTTTTGGAAATAAGTTTCATGTTAATGAAGATGGTTATAATATTAAATCAACGGGATTTAAAATAATTGGAGAATCTGATACAGTATACTTGACGGATACTCCAAATGAGGACAAAAAAACAGGAATACTATCCATAGTTAAACTAATAAAAGAAACTGGCAGAAATAGAATAATTGTAAAAAATGCCGGTACGGTGGATTATGAAAAAGGAGAAATTTTATTAGAAACAGTAATCATTACTTCAACATCTTTACCTGATAATATTATTGAAGTTCAGGCCGTTCCAGAATCAAATGATGTTGTTGGTTTGAAAGATTTATATCTCAGTTTTAATATATCAAAAAGTCAAATAAATATGGTCAGAGATGTCATTGCATCAGGTGATGAAATATCTGGAACAGTTTTTGTTAGAGATTTTTACACATCAAGTTATTCAAACGGGAAATTAATAAGAGAGTAATATGATACAAACAGGTTTTGAATCTAGGATAAAGATTCAACAAATTATTGATAGCCAATTACCTAGTTATATTTTGGATGAAAGTCCAAAAGCGGTTGAATTTTTAAAGCAATATTATATTTCTCAGGAGTATCAAGGTGGTCCGGTAGATATTGCCGAAAATTTGGATCAGTATTTGAAATTAGACAATCTTATACCAGAAGTAATAACTGATAGTACAACTACAACTAGTATTACATCAATTGATGCAGATGAAATTTATGTTACTAGTACCAAAGGATTTCCAAAAAAATATGGTTTATTAAAAATAAATGATGAAATAATTACATACACTGGTATTGGTACAAATGTTTTTACTGGTTGTGAATTAGGTCGTGGTTTTAGTGGAATTACAAATTATCATCAGGAAATAAATCAAGAAGAACTTATATTTTCTACATCATCAGCATCAGAACATGAGTCTGGTTCTACTGTACAAAATATAAGTTCATTATTTTTAAAAGAATTTTATAAAAAATTAAAATCAACTTTTGCTCCTGGATTAGAAAACGTCAATTTCAATGAAAACGTAAATGTTGGCAATTTCTTAAAACACGCAAGAAATTTGTATGAATCAAAAGGAACAAATGAATCATTTCGAATTTTATTCAATGTTCTTTATGGAGTAACACCTAGTATTGTAAATCTTGAAGATTTTTTGATAAAGTCTTCATCTGCTGAATTCTCAAGAAGAGAGATTGTAATTGCAGAATCTATTTCTGGAAATCCAATTAATTTGGTCGGTCAGACAATATTTAAGCAATCTGATTTAAATACAAACGCTTCAGTTTCTTCAGTAGAAAATTTTACCAGAAATGGCAAAAAATATTTTAAAATAAAGTTATTTGTAGGATATGAGGAAGGCAGTGCTGTTCAAGGAACTTTTGTTGTAACTCCTAATACAAAAGTTTTACAAGATGTGGGTGTTGGAGCATCGACTATTTCTGTCGATTCTACAATAGGATTTAAAGAGTCTGGTAAAATAATTTCGGGTATTAATACTAATATAACTTACACTAATAAAAGTATAAATCAGTTTTTTGGATGTTCGGGAATTTCCAGTGCAATATCCGAAACTGATAGCATAAGATCAGATGAATCTTATTTTGGATATGAAGATGGAGATACAAGTAAAAAAGTTGAAATCTCTTTATTGGGGGTATTATCAGATTTTACTCAAATTTCTGATACCCTAAATGTAAGTGAAGGTGATGAGATTTTTGTTTCTAACCTTGGTGAGATAATTGATAATCCAAGCGATAAAATATACAAAGAAATATTTGCAAATTCATGGATTTATAATACAAGTGTTTCTTATGATGTCGATAAATTTATTTCTGGCGGATCAAAAATAGTTTTAAAAAGTAAGGTTGATGAATCCAGTTTAAAAATTGGCGATAAAATTAAATTATTGGGAACATCATTTGAATCAAGAGTAAAAAATATAGAGATTGTGGATGGTGTTAGAAACACAATAGTACTTGAAAGTGCGTACAGTAATTTTGATAATACTTTAGATTATAAAGTTAGGAGAGTTTTAAGAACAGCAGGTTCCAAATCAACATCTGCTCCATTAGAAGTAGATTTTATTGTATCCGATATTCAAAATCTTTATAATGATAGAAATGAATATTATTATGTTGCATCAAATTCATTACCATCCACTGATGATGGTGTAACTAATGTTCCCACACCAAAATCTTATCAAATTGGTGTAAATATAAAATCTTCTTCTGTTACCATTTCTGCAAATTCTTCATCAAAATTTGACGGTAAAGTTGGTATCAGTAGTTATAGCATAATAAATTTTAATGACACACTTCCATTTTCTAATGGAGATGAAATATTTTATTCTGCAGAAAATCCCATTGTTGGTTTAGATACTGGCGTTTATTATGCAGAAGTTTTAAATGATTCTCAATTGAGGCTTTATTCCTCAAGATCTTTTATTAGGACACAATCTAATTTTAAAACATTTAAAGTACCAACAGAATCCGGAAATCATAAATTTACTCTAAATTCTCAAAAATCTTCTGTCATAGGAGCACAGAAGATTTTAAGAAAGTTCCCATCAAATATTAATAATAGTGAAAATAGTGATACTATTCCCGGACCTACTGGAATGTTAATTGATGGTGTAGAAATTTTTAATTATAAATCTAGAGATAAAATTTATTTTGGACCTTTAAAATCAATCGAAGTTTCTAATAGGGGAGAAGGATATGATGTAATTAATCCTCCGGTTATTTCAGTTTCTGCAGGTGGTACAGTTAATGCACTTGTTCAACCAGTTTTGTCTGGTAAGGTCACTAAAATACATGTAGACACTCAAGAATTTGATATTGATAAAGTAATTTCTATTGGAGTTACTGGTGGAAATGGTAGTGGTTTAGTTGTAGATCCTATTTTAACTAAAAGAGTTAGAGAAGTATTTTTTGATGCAAGAACAACTAACAATCTTGGTGGAATCAATACTGTAGGAGAAACAATAACATTCCAAACTAGTCATAATTTCTCTAATGGTGAGGAAATTATTTACAATTCTAATGGCAATCTTCCTATAGGAATCAATACTTCAGGTCCATTAGAGTTACCAATATCAACACTAACAAATAATCAAAGATATTTTGCAAAAGTATTAAATAATTCATCAATTCAATTATATAAAAAATATTCTGATTATTCTTCAGGCATCAATACTGTAGGTTTTAGCACTATAAACACTGCAGGAGTGCATAAATTTACTACAGCATCATCTAAAAATACAATATCCGAAATAAGAATACTCGATGGTGGAAATTATACAAATAGAAAATTAATAGTAAAACCTTCCGCAGTATCGCAAAGTTTAAATTCTATTAAATTTGTTAATCATAATTTCAATCATGGTGATCTCATTAATTATGAATATGAAACTTCCGCAATTAGTGGTCTTTCATCAAGCAATAAGTATTATGTTATAAAGATTGATAATAATAGTTTTAGATTGGCTGATGCAGGCATAGGTGGCACCATCAGGTCCAATTTTGAGAGAGGTAAATATGTAAACTTTGGAGGATCTGGTAGTGGGTATCAGTATTTTAAATATCCTAATATTTCAGCTTTCTTAAATTATAAACCTGTAGGATTTGGAACAACAAGTCAAGAAGGACAAATAGTAACTTTAACAACCGAAGTCAGAGGTGAAATAATTGATGCGTATCTTTATGAAGGAGGAACTGGATATGGATCTTCTATTGTAAATTTTGAGAGTAAACCTCCAATTTTGATTAAAAACGGAAAAGAATGTAGAGTAAGACCAATAGTAATTAATGGTCTAATAGATTCGATACAAATGGAATATGGGGGATTGGAATATAATTCCGTCCCGGATGTTATAATTACAGATTCGTCTGGAATGGGCAGTGGTGCAGAGGCAAGAGCTATAATATCTAATGGAAGAGTTTCTGAAGTTAGAGTTGTAAATGCTGGTATTGGATATTCTAATACTTCAACTTCAGTATTAATCAAATCTGCTGGTACTGGAGCAAAATTTAATCCAAAAATTAGAGATTTGACATTTAATTTGCAAAAAAAACTTGGAAAAGAAATCCTAATAGAATCTCCAAATAAACTTCAGTATGCAGTTTGTGGTTATTCAACAAGTTATTTTGAAGAATCTGGTCACTCTCCCATCATTGGATGGTCTTATGATGGCAATCCAATATATGGTCCATATGGATACTCCGATCCTACAAATACGCAATCTTTACCTAAAAGATTAGAAACTGGTTATTCTAATGCAAATGTTGCTAATGTAATCGATAGACCATCTTCAGACGATTTTGTCCCAGGGACATTTATAGAAGATTATAAATTTGATAATTCTGGAGATTTGGATAAACATAATGGAAGATTTGCAAAAACTCCAGAATTTCCTGAAGGAGTATATGCTTACTATGCAACTATTGATTCTGTTGTAGGAGATCCAGCATTCCCTTATTTTATTGGAGATACTTTTAATTCAAAAGTTGTTTCAGATAATTTTAAACTAAATCAATCATTTGATTTTATAAATTCAAATTTAATTAGAAATACATTCCCATATAAATTACTTGATGATAATACGAGTTATGATTTTATATTTGGTTCTAAAGAAGTTAAAGATCAAAGATTATCAATTGAATCTGTTTCTGAAGGATCAATAACAGATTTTGAAATTATAAATTCGGGTGATTCTTATAAAGTAAATGATAGTTTGGATTTTGATAACTCTGGCACAGAAGGATCTGGTGCAATTGCAAGAGTTTCTCATTTAGAAGGTAAGCAAATTATCGATCTTAGAAATATTGAGACAAAAGAATATGAAAATTCGGTTGTAACAAGATTAAGTGATAATCAAGTAAAAGTAACTATATCACCAAGCCATGATTTATTGGATGATGACTATGTAATCCTTTCAGGATTTACTACAGTATCAACATTGAATAATCTTTTCCAGATAGGAATAACGACATATAAATCAGTTCTTACAGATACCTCAACAGTTTCGTCTGGAATAGGATCTACAGAAATTTCGGTTGCATTTATACCACCAACAGTATCTGTTGGAAGTAGTGTAAAAATTAAAACCGATACTTTACAAGTTTTAAACATTTCTAGAGATAGAAATTTAATGAGAGTTCATGGAAGTAGAGTCGGTTATTCTACCGGTGACGTTATTGAATTTGTTCCAGATTCATTTACTATTTCTGCAAATACTCAAAGTTTTGAATCTAGAGTTAATGATAAAGCATATTTCAATCCAACTGAATCTGTTGGATTAGGAACTACCGCAGGCATTTCTACTGCTGTTTCAGTAACATATGGAGGAATTACTGAAATACGTCAAATTCCAACCCAAACAATTTTTATAGAAGGTCATTCATTTAAGAATAATCAAAAACTTACTTTTACAGTTCCTTCTTCTGGTAATGCAGTTTCAATTTCAACTAATGGAAGTGATGCTGATGCATTTGATATGCCAACAACCGTATATTCTACGAATAGAGGCAAAAACTTAATCGGAATTAAGACAGGTATCACCGCTGCATTTAATGAAGTATTTTTCCATACAAATGGATCCGATAAGGATGATTACTTACTTGAATCTAATTATGCTCAAGTAACTGGTAAAGTTAGTAAGATAACTTCTGTTGTTGCAGTTTCAACTGCTCATGGATTGTCTAATGGGGATAAAGTTAAGTTATCCGTTCAACCAAATCTTAATGTAGGTATTGGAACATCTACTCAAGCTATATTACTTACAGTAAGTTCTGGTGATGATTACGTATTAATCAATGATAATGCAAACATTCCCATTAGTTCAGTAGATACTGATAATAATACAATAACAACCACTACAAATACTTATAATACTGGTGATAAAGTTCAATATAGTCAATCAGTGGGACAAATAACTGGGTTGGTTAAACAAAGTTATTACTTTATATTTAAAGTTAATGATAATACTTTTAAATTGTGCGAAACTTATAGTGATAGTGTAAAAAATCCCCCCACTACGATTGATTTTACTGGAAAATCGGGAACTGATTTCTTATTAAGTAATGTAAATCCAAGAATAAAAGTAACCAAAGGGAATAATTTAGTATTAAACGGAACTAATAATAAAATATTTACTGATAATGAGTTTAAAAATCAATTTGTTTCTACTGGATCTACTACTAATTTTAATGTAGTATCTACAGGATCTTCTATAATCCTAAATTATAGCGAAGATTTACCAACAAAACTTTATTATAGTAGAGAGCATCCAACTATAAGTGAATCTTATATTAAACCTGACAAAGATGTCAAAAATTATAATGAAATTTTATATGTAGATAGTGTTTATCAAAATGAATACACTGTAACTGGTGTGGGTGAAACTACATTTACTATCAACTTAACTGAAAAACCCGAAAGAAGTTTTTATCAAAAAACAGATTGTAATATTCTTAAGTATGAGACAACATCTAAAACTGCCTCTGGTGGAATCTCTGATATAAAAATTCTTTCTTCTGGATCTGGATACAAAAAACTTCCAGTAATATCCAATGTAACAACTAGTTTGGGTAAAGATGCCGTCATTATTCCAAAAGCAAGAAATGTTGGAATAATAAAAGAAACTAGAATTATAAACGAAAATTTTGAATACCCCTCAGATAAAACATTACGTCCAAAAGCTCTTATTTCCACACTAATTCGAGTTAAAGATAACAATACTGTTGGCATCATTTCTGTAACAGATGGAGGTAGTAACTATGTATCTCCGCCATCAATTATACTTGTTGATTCTGTATCCAAAAATAAGATTAGTAAAGGTGTATTTGAATGTAAATTACTAGGATCATCTATAGGTTCTATTGAGACAATTATTGAACCAAAAGGACTGCCTGATAATGAGATTGAAGTTTATACAACAAATAATACAAATGGAATTAGTATAGAAAGAGTAGAATCAAATTCTAGTACCACATTTACTTGCCATATTACCACACCATCATTAGGATTTACAGTATTTCCTTTTAAGGTAGATGACAATGTATTCATTGAAGGTATTATAAAAAATAGTAATAATGGTTCAGGTTTTAACTCTGAAGATTATGATTTTAATTTCTTAAGAGTTAGTGCCGTAGATGAATCTGCAACTCCCAATAATACAATTACGATTGATATAAGTGGCATATCTACTTCTACAAATACTGGTATCGCAAATACAATAACAGATTCATTAGCCACGGTAACAAATAGCAATGTTTATCCATCTATCACACTTGTAAAGAAAAAATCTAATTTTATAATTGATGAAAAAATAATTACCAATAATTTAGAAAGAGATTTAATTGTAACAGAATCAAATGCCAATTTTATAAAAGTTAAAGGTAGATATAAGTTAACTAGTGGTGATATTTTAACCGGTAAAGATTCTCAAAGTGTTGCTACTGTTAGTTCAATTGATAGCACTTTAAATAATGGAGAGTTTAAAATAAACTATTCTATTAATAAGTCTGATGGTTGGTCAAATAACATTGGCAAACTAAATGAAGATGTTCAGGTAACATCGGATAATGATTATTATCAAAATCTATCATACACCGTAAAGAGTCCTATAACATATCAAGACTTAATTACTCCTGTTAATAGTATGCTTCATACTAGTGGAATGAAAAATTTTGCTGATGTTGGCATTACTTCAGTTACAACTAATGTTGGTGTAGATACTTCTGAAATGATTGTATCGCAACTTTATAATATTTTAGATGAACAAAGAGTGGATAGTATCCGTCAATTTGATTATGTTAGAGATTATGAAATATTGTCAGATTCATCCAAATTTATAGAATTTAAAGAAAGAAAGCTTACAGATTATATTAATGTTACTAGTGATTTAGTAAAAACTATTGATGATATTAGTGATCAATTTTCTTCTCTTGATGATAATCCTGATGAATTTGTAAATATTTTTAATATCAATGATTTTGACACATATACAAACCTTCTTTTTAGAATAGAAAGTTTAGACGATTCTGAATTGCAATTGACTGAATTAACTTTATTACGTTCTGGTAGTACTAATGTGTTAGTTCAAAGGGGTGGAATTATAAATGATAAGAGTGATATGTCACTCGATTATGGAAGATTCGTAGTAGAAACTGAAATTACTAATGAATCATATCTTCGTTTTTATCCAAATGATCCATATAATGTTGATTATGATATAAGATTATTGGGTAGTAAATTCACCTCAGACTCTGTTGGTGTGGCAACAACGACTATTGGATTTGTCAATTTAATTGATTCAACTAAACTGGTATCTGCAACTCAAACAACCGATTTAGTTTCTGTCGATGCTGAAAATGTAAAGTCTTTATATGCAAATATCCAGGTTATTAATACATCAACAAATGATATGAATTTTGTTGAGTTATATTTGACTCATGATGACACAAATACTTTCTTGGCAGAATCTTTCTTTGATGCAGAAGGATCATCTATAACAAAACAATCTATAGGAAGTTTTGATTCTAATATTAATAGTGGTATATGCTCAATTACATACACCAATGATACATCTTCTAGTGTTAGACTTCGTTCTAAAATAATTGGAATAGGTACAACTTCTGCTGATATAGGTGTTGGTACTTATAAATTTGGTGCGGTCGGTCAACCAGATGATTCAGTTAGAAGTGCTATTTATCAATCAAATTATTCTGTAGGTATTGGAACCACAAATGTAGTAGGACTTGATTCTTCATTATTTAATGCGGTCAAATCCATTGTCCAAGTTTCTTGTGGATCTACTAAAGCTTTGCATCAAGTAATGGCATTACACGATGGCAATTTTGTATATGCTCAACAGTCTGCATTTATTTCAGTAGATAGTAATTTACCAAATACTGATTACGAAGAATATGATAATACGTTGGGAATAGGTACATTTGGAGTCGAATACTCTGGAGAACAGTTTGTTTTGGAGTTTCATCCAGACACTGAGTTTGTAGATGCGGAAATAAAAGTATTATCATTTAATCAATGTTTCTATTCTAATGTTGATGAAAATATTCCTGTTGGACTGCAAAATGGAAATTCATTGGATTACATGGATACAAAACATTATAATGCTCACAATGGAGATAGAGTTAATTCAACATCTTTTGAATTGACTAATAATGGAACTCCTATTTTTGCAAAAACTTTTAATCCAAATGATAGTGGTATTTTAAATACATCTACGGGCAAATTTACAATCAAAAATCATTTCTTTAGAAATAATGAGGAATTAATTTACACTCCTGGTTCTAGTTTTGTAGGTGTTGGATCAACACCTATGCAATATTATAATTCAACCGCAGGTATTACAAGTACACTTCCATCAAGTGTTTTCGCTGTTGTTGAATCAAATGATGTATTCCAAATTTCTACTACCAGATCTGGAACTCCAGTTACCTTTGTTGGAGTTGGTACTGGAAATCTTCATAAATTTGAAATGTCTAAAAAAAATGAGAAGGTTGTTATTTCAATTGACAATTTAATTCAGTATCCTCTATTATTTACTCCCACAAAATATAGTTTGAATGAAAATATTGATAATGGAAATATTGGAATAAGTACAACAAGAACAATATTCTCTCTTTCAGGAATATCATCAATTGCTGCTAACGATATTTTGAGAGTGGATGATGAGTATATGAAAGTTATCAATGTTGGTTTTGGAACAACAACAGTAGGTCCAATAACTGGAGTAGGGACAACTGCCCTTGTAGAAGTTTCTAGAGGTTTTGTTGGTAGTTCTGCGACATCTCACTCCAACATTACTGGAGTAGCTACTGTTTATAAAGGTTCATATAATATTGTTGATAATAAGATATTCTTTACTAGTCCTCCTAGAGGAAAAGATGGTGAAGAAAGAGACTTTAGTAATTTAGAATTGCCAACATCAAAGTTTGATGGTAGAGTCTACTTTAGAAGTAGTTATGAAAGTAATGAAATCTTCGATGATATTTCTCACGAATTTAGTGGTATAGGTAGAACTTTTGCATTGACTGTTGGTGGAGCAAACACTGCTGGAATAGGTACAACAGAATCTCAAAGATCTGGTTTATTATTAATTAATGGAATATTCCAATCTCCCACAACTTTGAATAATCCAAATGGAAATTTTGAGATTATATCAAATAATGCCGGTATATCGAGTGTGGTATTTACTGGAATTAGATCTGCTACCGATTCTTCATTCATTGTAACATCTGATTATGATGTCAATTTGAATGAAATTCCTAGAGGGGGAATAATTATTTCTCTTGGATCAACAGGTGGTGTTGGATATGCTCCTCTTGCAGGAGCTTCTGTGACAACAACATTTGCTTCTACTGGTGTAATTGGACCAATTGGAATAGGTACGACTGATAATCTTGGATCTGGATACAATAATATTGGATTAGTCACAGTTACTGCTTATGATCCAACTGGTGCTGGTTCTGGTGCAAATATATCCGCTACTGTTGGTGCAGGAGGAACATTATCATTTGATACTCTTGATGGAGGAAGTGATTACTCTACTCAAACTAAGATTTTTGTCTCAGAACCAACTTATGAAAATTTAAATATAAAAGGTATTTCTAGACTTGATGGAACTACAGATACTGGAATTGGACTGCAAATGTCAGTTGAAGTTGGTGGAGCTTCAACAACAGTTGGTATTGGATCAACATATGCAAAAATTCAAACTTTTAAGATTACACGACCAGGTTATTCATTTAGAAAGGGCGATAAATTTACTCTGGTTGGTTTAGTAACAGATTCTAGATTGTCTTCCCCACTAGAAGAATTTACATTAGAAGTATTGGATACATATCAGGATTCATTTGCTTTCTGGAGATTTGGAGATCTTGACTATGTAGATAATATTAAAAATTATCAAGATGGTGTGAGGACTAGATTCCCATTAACTTATAGAGATGGAGTTCTGCTTAGTTTTGAGGTAGATAAATTACTGTCAGAAGAAGTTAATTTTGCAAATTTATTACTAGTATTTGTTAATGGAATTCTTCAGGAACCCGGAGAATCATATGAATTTAATGGAGGCACATCTTTTAGATTTAAAACCGCCCCCAAACTTGAAGATCAAATTGATATATTCTTCTATAAGGGAACGAATGGAGTAGATATTAAGGATGTTTCAAATAGAAAACCAATTTTAGAATTGGGTGATGAGTTGCAAATTCTTGGATCTTCTTTAAATATGGAAGGACAGGATGAAAGATTGACACTTAATATTACAAACTCAGATAGAGTTCAAACTAATCTTTATAGTGGTCAAGGATTGGATGAAATTAATTATAGACCTGTCAATATTATTAAACAAAAATCTGATAAAGTTATCTCTGGAGAAAAAATTTATAAGACCAGAGATTCTTTGGAAGCATATATTTATCCAACTGCAAAGATAATTGGTAATGTAAGTTCTTCAGAAACTAACTCAATATTTGTTGATAACGCTAAATTCTTTGATACAAATGTTGCTGTTGCTGGAACATTTGATGCAATGATAGTCGGCGGTCTTCCAAACCCAGTAACGGCATCAGCGACTGCTACAGTGAACTCGGAAGGAGAAGTGACTGGTTTTACTATCTCTGGCGGTAGTGGATATGTTAGTGTTCCTACAGTATCTATATCAGCACCTCCAGAAATCGCTGTAGGTGTTGGAACAACTGCTACTGCCACTGCAACTCTCTCAAATGGATCTGTCAATGCTATTTCAATTACTAATCCAGGACTTGGTTATACTATTGCACCAAAAGTATTAATTTCATCACCAGATATTATTTTAGATAATATTACTGATTTGGAAGGAGATGAAACGCGAGGATATTCTGGTTTAGTTACCAGCATAACTCCAGTAACAGTTGGTGGAGATCCTGCAATTCAATTATCACTTCTAAAAACTTCTTTAGGATCATTAAATGAGTTAGCAACAATTGGTACGCCAATTTATGTTTTTAATACTCGTATTGGATCTGGAGTAACTGCTATGGATACTTTAGGTATTCATACTGTAGGTATAGGAACCACATTTGCAGATAATGTTTATCATCTTACGAATATAGACACATCTACATTCTCTGGTCAAAATTTAGCGATTGTAAAATGTAAGGTTCAAGTTAATACTGGATTGACATCTATTGGCGATAATGATAATCCGGTTGGAGAATTCTCATGGGGAGAATTAAGAAATACTGGCGGATTTGGCAGATCTTCTTCAATTTCTATAGGTGTTACTGGTTTAACAATAGATGCTGGTTTGACAACATTTCCAGTAATTCAAAGAAGAGGATCTATCTATGGAATTAGAGACACTGGAGCTCTCAAAAAACAATTATAAATATCTAAAAAACGATTAATATGGCGGCTATAGTAACGGACCAATTTAGAATATTAAATGCAAATAATTTTATTGACTCCGTAACGAGTACCAATAATTCTTATTATACATTTTTGGGATTAGTTGATTCTTCTCCATCTTCACCCGGATTTGGAAGAACATCTAATTGGGATACAAATACACCATCACCTACTGACAATTTTCAATATTCTTTGCATTATAGAGAAACTGCATTATTTGGTAGAAAAATAACCGCTTCTGATGTGCGTAGAGTTGTAAGAAGGGTCAATTGGAATATTGATACCCCTTATGATATGTACCGTCATGATTATAGTATAGATAATCCTACCCCTAATGGAGGAACATCTAGACTATATGATTCAAATTTTTATGTGATGAATAGTGAGTTTAAGGTTTATATTTGTTTAGATAATGGTGGTTCTAAAACTGGGGTTGATGCAAAAGGTAACAGATCTAAATATGAACCAACTTTTACTGATTTAGAACCTTCATCAGCTGGTGTTGGTGATGATGGATATATATGGAAATATTTGTTTTCTGTTTCTCCAAATGATATTATAAAATTTGATTCTACTGAATATATTATTCTTCCAAACGATTGGTCAACATCTACAAGTGCGCAGATACAATCAGTAAGAGAATCGGGCAATTCTGATATTAATAAAAATCAAATAAGAAAAGTTTATATCAAAAACGCTGGAGATAATTACAAATCTGGAACTTATACTGGATTAAATATACTTGGTGATGGGACTGGCGGTAAGGTTACAGTTACAGTAGCAAATACTGGAGAAATTACGGACGTTACAGTTACTTCTGGAGGAAGTGGATATACGTATGGAATCATTGATTTAACTACAGTTAGGGGGGATCAGTGGAGTTCTCCTAGCGATAGAGCGTTATTAATTCCTATTATTCCACCATCAAAAGGACATGGATATGATCTCTATAAAGAATTAGGTGCCGATAAAGTTTTAGTTTATACTAGATTTGATGATTCCACTAAAGATTTTCCAACAGACACTAATTTTTCACAAGTTGGAATTATAAAAAATCCAGAACAATATTCCTCATCAGGATCAATTTTTACCGAAAGTAGTTTTTCAAATCTTTATTCTATGATGTTAAGTGATGATACAACAATCACACCAACAATTGGCGATTATATGTATCAAGAAATAGCAGGAGTTGGGACTGCGCAAGGTTACGTTGCATCATATGATAAAAATACAAAAGTATTAAAATACACAAGAGATAGATCACTATATTTTGCTAATGAATATGATCAAACTGATCATCCAAATGTTACAAAGAAATCCACTTTTGCAGAATTTCAACAGTCTGCGGGTAATGTTACTGTAGGAAGTCTTTCGGTTTCTATTCAAGATTTTACTGGAATTGCAAAGACGGTTGCAAATCAAGAAATAAATCTTGGAGTTACTTTTAATTCCGGACTTGCAAATCCTGAGATAAATAGAAAGACGGGAGATATTATTTACATAGATAACAGACCCGAAGTTACTAGAGATATTAGACAAAAAGAAGACGTTAAAATTATTCTGGAATTCTAAAAAAAATGGCACAAAAAAGAAATTTAAACGTTAATCCATATTACGACGATTTTGATAGTGATAAAAATTTTAATAAAGTTTTATTTAAACCAGGATTTCCAGTACAATCTAGAGAACTAACAACTCTACAATCTATATTACAAAATCAAATAGAATCTTTTGGCAAACATATTTTTAAAGAAGGATCAATGGTTATTCCTGGCGGAATAACTTATGACCCTTCCTTTTATGCCGTAAAATTAAATGCAATAAATTCCGGTGTTGAAGTTTCCGCATATATTAATAATTTTATTGGCACAAAAATCACAGGACAAGTTTCTGGAGTTACTGCAACTATAAAATATGTTGCTTTCCCAGGAGATCCAAACATTGATGATTTAACAATTTATGTTAAATATGATGATTCTTCATCAGATTTTGAGTTTACTCCTTTTTTACATGGAGAATTTTTAATTGCAAATAAAAATATTACCTATGGCAATACTACTATAAATTCTGGAACTCCTTTTGCATCTCTGTTATCTTCCAATGCGACCTCAACTGGATCTTCAGTATCAATACAATCCGGAGTTTATTTTATAAGAGGTTATTTCGTTAATGTTAATAGTGAAACAATGTTATTGGATGAATATTCCAATACTCCTTCATATAGAGTAGGTCTAAGAATAGATGAGTTGTTAGTTGGTGCTAAAGATGACTCATCACTTTATGATAATGCGAAAGGATTTTCTAATTATGCTGCTCCAGGTGCCGATAGATTAAAAATAGGTGTTTCATTATCTAAAAAATCTTTAAATGATTTGGACGATAAAGATTTTATAGAACTTTTAAGAATCGATAATGGAAAAATAAAAAAAAATCAAGATAGAACCCAATATAATATTATTCGTGAATATCTTGCACAAAGAACTTATGAGGAGTCTGGAAATTATGCTGTTGTCCCATTTATACCAACACTAAAAAATTCCTTAAATGATAGGTTAGGTAATGATGGTCTTTATGATGCAAATCAAACGACAGAGCAATTAAATACTCCATCAGATGACCTTTTATGTGTTCAAGTTTCCCCTGGAAAGGCATATGTAAAAGGATTTGATGTAAAAACCGATGGAACTTTAGTATTAGATGTAGATAAACCAAGAGATACTGCAAAAAATGTAACAAACGTCCCATTTTCAATGGGGAATGTTCTAAGGGTTAACAATGTTACTGGTCATCCAACTCAAAATGGAACTATAGATTTTTATAGTAGGCATGGTGGTGAAGGAGTAAATATTGGAAAATCTAGAGTTTATACATTCACTGTAACTGATCAAGCATATAGTGGACCTTCAACTAAATGGAATTTATACTTATATGATGTACAAACATATACAAGGTTAAATTTAAACAATTCCGTTTCTGCTTCTGCATTACCTGCTACATCTTTTGTGAAAGGGAAAAACAGTGGTGCAAATGGATATGCTGTTAGTGCTGGAAGTGATAGTAATAATAATTTAGTTACTTTAACGCAGGTCTCGGGAAAATTTGCTATTGGAGAGCAAATTTTAATAAATGGCGTTGAAGTTTCAAATTCAATTACAGATGTAATTTCATACGGAACTCAAGATATTAAATCTGTTTCTCAGTCTTCCTCAGGATTTGTTGCAGATTCTTCTTTAGAAAGTTTTCCCTTACCAAATGATGTTTCGGAAATTACTATTAATAGCAACACAGTAACAAGTGCAGGTGGAAATTTCACGGGAATAACGACAGATACTGTTATTCGTTATAAGAGTGCAGTTGCTGGTGATACATTAGAAACATTCTTTAGAGTAGCTGATGTATCAAAAGACGGTTTGCAATTGACTACTGCTGATATAACCGGAGTTAGCGGAGTTTTTAAAGGAGGAATCACTGATGGCACATATCAAGCTAGAATTGGTGCTCCAATTATAAGAAATCAAGAAGATGCTAAATTATATGAAAAATTCCCAAATAATAATATTTCTTCTTTAGATCTTTCTTCATCTAATTTAAAGATAAGATTGCAATCAAATCAAACACAAACTTCAGATTTGGTTGGCATAGTAACTATGTCATTAAATGATTTCGATACTTCGGGAATATCAACAGTAAACTTTAGTGCATTTGATGCCGAAAGATACTCTCTTTATAATGATAGTGCCCCAAGATACATTGGAACAATAACTTCTGATTCATTTAAAATTGATACTGCAAATAATACAGTTTCTTTCTCAGGACTTTCTCCAGGAAGATCATATAAATTAGATGCAACATTAACTAAAGTTGGAATAAAGAGTAAGAAAAAAAATTACACTAGAAGTACTGAATTAATAGTAAATTTATCAAGATTAAATCAGTCTGGCACGAATTCAAATACGACAGTAAATGATGGATTAACATACAATAACAATTGTTATGGTCTTAGAGTGCAAGATGAAGAAATATCATTGAATGTCCCTGATGTTTCAGAAATTATTGCCGTTTATGAATCTTTAAATTCTTCAGATCCAGTTTTAGATAAAATAACATGCTTATCATCCTCAAATATTGCCGAAAATGCTATTGTTGGTGAAAATATTATTAGCAAATCTGGTATTGTTATTGCTAGATTTGTAAAGAGCACTTTAACAGATGTTGCTAGTATTGTATATTTAAATTCTGGAAGATTTAATATAGGTGATGTGGTTATTTTTAAAGAATCCAATATAACAACTACAATAACAAATATTCAGTTGGGAAGTTACACTGATATAACTGACAACTTTATTTTGGATCGTGGACAAAGAGATCAATATTATGACTATTCTAGAATTGTTAGACGAAATGAATCTACTATACCGTCTAAAAGACTTTTAATTATATTTGACCATTATGAGGTAGAAGCAACTGATAATGGAGATCTTTTTACAATTCAAAGTTATGATAATGATAGATATGAAAAAAATATTCCTCTTATAGGTGTAGATGCAGTTAGAGCTACTGATACCTTTGATTATAGACCAAGGGTATCCGCATTTACAGGAAATAGTGCATCTCCTTTCGACTTTACTTCAAGGAATTTTACATCACTAAGTAAAACAATTGCCCCAAATGAAGATTCTTTAGTATCATATGATTACTATATTGGAAGAATTGACAAATTATATATTGATAAGTTGGGAGTATTGGGAATTAAACAAGGTCAATCTGGAATAAGACCAAAAGCACCTTTAATTAGTGATGATGCAATGGAAATTGCAACTATATCTTTACCACCATATCTATTTGATCCTCAAGATGCTGAAATATCTTTAGTTGATAATAGAAGATATACTATGAGAGATATTGGATTAATTGAAGATAGAGTTGAAAATTTAGAAGAAGTAACTTCTTTATCATTATTAGAAATTAATACCCAGACTTTACAAATAAAGGATGCAGAAAATAGAGATAGATTTAAGAGTGGTTTCTTTGTAGATGATTTTAGAAATAATTCATTGATTAATAAAGATATCTCATCCATTCAAATTGATGAAGATAATCATGAAATGAGACCTACTCTTGTTAGAAGTAGTTTAAAAGGATCTATAGCTATTTCTGGAAATAATAGAAATCCAGAATCCATAGACTATGAGGATCCATCATTAACATTAATTGATCCAAATGTTAAAAAGAAGGGCAATTCAATAACACTTGATTACGATGAGGTTACATGGATAAGTCAATTTGTAGCAACAAAATATGTAAATGTAAACGAATATCAGGTTTCTTCTTATAGAGGTGATGTTACTTTATCGCCACCAAATGATTTCTGGACAATTACTCAGAATTTTGTCTCTTTCTTTAATAATGTGAATTTTGGGGCAGCTGGTGGATTTTCTCAATCTTTCAATTCTTTTAGTCAAAGTTCAGCAATAAGGTTTGCAAGATCAAGAAATACGCAGTTTTCTGCATCTAACTTAAAACCACATACGAGGTATTATCAATTCTTAGATTCTGAGGGTAATTTGGATGTTATACCAAAATTATTGCAAGTTGAAGATGTTAAAGGATCCTTTACAATTGGCGAAGAAGTCGTTGGTTATGAAGTAAGTGGGGATAGTAATTCTGTTGCCAGAATAAGATTCAGACTTGCTAAACCGAATCATAAAACTGGTCCAATTATTTCTCCAGAATCTGTTTATCAATATGATCCATATTCATATCCACAGGCAGTTACTATACCAGATTCGTATACGGAAGGATCAACAATATTAAATGTTGATACTGCATCTTTGTCACAAAGTGCTCAGGGTAGATATAGTGGTTATTTGGAAAAAGGATTTATACTTGAAGGACAAAGTAGTGGCGCAACTGCTTTTGTGAAAGATTTGCGGTTAATTACTGATGCATGGGGGGATTTAGTTGGATCATTCTTTATAAGAAATCCAAACATTGCCGGAAATATTAGAGTTGAAAACTCAACTCATACTTACAAATTAACCAATAGTTCCACTAATAGAAGACCACTAATTAGTGAAGATCTTGATACTTTACTTTCTTTTGCAAGAACTCAATATATAACAAGAGGCACTCTTGTACAAACATTCACCTCTATTACAAATACAACAACTATAGCTATTAGAAGATATGTTGATCCGTTAGCACAATCATTTGCAGTTGGCAGTACTATTGATGTAGAAACTGCCATAGGAAGAAATAATGATGATAATGGCATTTTCTTAACAGGTGCTAATGTATACTTTGCAACAGTAGACGAAGAAAATAAACCACTTAGAGTTGAAATAAGAACTGTTGAATTGGGCACACCAACAAGAGAAGTTATTGGACAAGCAGCTTATTTAACACCAAGAAGATATATTGATGATGGAAATGGAAATATTTCAGAAGAAACAATAATAAAAACTTCTGAAACAGGTGATGTTGCAACTAGAGTAACTTTCCCAGAACCAATATATTTGGCTCCAGGTAGAGAGTATGCTTTAGTTATTATATCCGAATATAGTGATCAATATCAGGTTTGGGTTGCAGAAAAAGGTAAAAAGAGTGTTACTGTCCAGAATCTTCCAAATCCGGATGCAGGCGTATATTCTTCACAATATGCATTTGGTGGTCTGTTCATGTCTCAAAATGGATCTATTTGGACAGAAGACCAAAATATGGATTTAAAATTTGATTTATTTAAAGCGAAATTCAAATCCTCAAGTGGTACTGCATATTTTTATAATGCTCCTTTAGATTTAAGTAATGGGTATAAGAGAGAATTGCCAAATAATTCGTTAAAAACTCTACCAAAAACTGCAACTATTAGAATTACACCAGTTAAAAAAGGTGCGTCTGATTTTAGTGACATGGAAACCGTATTAAGTCCTGGAAGAAAACTTGCAGGAGATAATAATTATCCAGGTAGTGTAGCGTATATTACTGGAGTTGGTTGTAGTGTTTTCAATAATGGTAATGATGTTGGAATTATCACTGGCGGAACAAATTACGGTATTAATGCTTCAACAAATGTAGGAACATTTAATATTGTCGGAAATGGCAAAAATTTAACTTTAGATGTTCCTGCAACTACAAACGGAACCCTGCAAATTGCTGGATTGGTTGTCAATAATGGTGGTAGTGGATACAAAGTTGGAGATGTTGTTGGTATTGTTACTGCAGATACTATTGATAGAACTGGTAAAGGTGCTCAAATAAGCATAAATGAAATTGGAGGTATTGATACCTTATTTGTTTCTGGTATGCAAGGAGATACTGGATCAAACAAAGCATTTAATGTTGGTATGGGTGTTAGTTATTATGATGATAATGGCGTTGTTGTTTCGATGGCAAACACTACTATTACAGGGATTGATAATGGACCTACTTTAAATTCTGGAAATTATTTCAAGGTTAATCACTTTAATCATGGAATGTTTGGTGCTACTAATAAAGTAGTTCTAAATGATATTACACCGAGTGCTGGATCAGCAACAACTTTAACAGCAGATTTAGCATCTTCAGATGTTTCGGAAATAAGCATTGGAAGCACGGTAGGATTTGACATTTTTGAAGGAGTCATTGTCAGTCCTAATAATCCTGGATATGTAAAAATCGGAAGAGAAATTATTCAATATAATGATATTGATATTGGAAATAAATTAATAGATATAACGAGAGGTATTGATAATACAAATATAATTGATCACAATATTTCTGATATTAATGGAAATCAATTTAGTATTCCTGTAAGTAAATATGAGTTAAATGGTATTTCTTTAAGAAGAATAAATGGTGTAACACTTGATGTTTCTTCTGAAGGAATGGATATAAGTGGTTATTATGTTTCAGTTGATAGATCATCAAACGGAACATCCAGAGCAAGTGATGATAATGCAACTTCTTATTATTCTCAATTATCATTTACAAATGAATATCAAACTGGAGGAAAGAATGCAAATGCTTCCGAAAATATTGCATTTACTGAAATTATCCCCAGTTTCCCCCTAATACTTCCAAATGATTCCACTTCGGTTTCAGGATCTATTAGAACTATTAGCGGCACAAGTGTTGATGGAAGTGAAAATTCATTCGTTGATAATGGATATGAGCCCGTTGAATTAAATCAGGTTAATAAACTTTCTTCTGTTAGAATAGTGGCTTCTGAAGTTAATGAGGAAACCTATCTAAGCACATTACCATCTAATAAATCATTAACAACCGCTATAAGGTTATCTACAACTGATGAAAATCTTTCTCCACAAATTTTCTACCTAGAGGAGACTGGAACTATTTTACAGATGCCATTAATAAATAATCCAATAACTGATTATGCATCCGATAATAAAGTAAATTCATTTAAGTATGATCCACATGCCGCAGTATATGTTTCAAACACTGTGAATCTCAAAAATCCAGCAAAAGCACTTAAAGTTTTAGTCGCAGCATACAGACATCAGACTGCAGATTTTAGAGTATTGTACAAACTAAATAGGGCAGATTCTAGTGAGGTTGAGCAAGAATTTGAATTATTCCCCGGTTATGATAATTTGAGATTTGAGAATGATGCATTATTAACAGTAATAGATCAATCCAAAAATAATGGAAAACCAGATGTTTTTGTAAGACCTAGTTTGGAAGATGAATTTTTAGATTACGAGTTTACAGCAAATAATTTAGATCTGTTTACTGGATATACAATTAAAATTGTAATGTCTGGAACAAATGCAGCATACTATCCAAGGTTTAAAGATCTTAGAACAATTGCAATAAGATGATTAGAGTAGAAGGGTATCAAAATTTATATCGCGATGAGAAAAGTGGTGCTATCATAAATCATGATAGCAATGCTTATAATCAATATGTAAATTCTTTATCATATAGAGAATCTCAAAAAAGAGAACTTGATAAGATGAAGAAAGATATTGATGAAATAAAAATATTATTACAGGAGTTGGTAAATGGATCCAGACAAAATTGAATTACAAAGTGTTACAAAAATGTTTGAATATGAAAAACAGGCAAGAGCAATTGATGAATTAAATAATAGTGAACTAAAAATTATTGCAAAATCTTATTGTAAGTTATACCTCAAACAACAAGAGGTAGTTCTTAATCTTGGTTTAACGGGAATATAAATAAGAAGTAGTAGTGTTGTGTTAGATAAATGGCTACATATTCCAGTAATATTGTTATAAACACTAATGAAGACTTTAGACAAACATTCGATTTAGCATCTGCTTCTGACAATTCTTCACTGAATTTGACTGGATATACAGTATCTTCTCAAATGAGAAAGTATGCTGGTAGTGCTACTGCAACTGATTTTACGGCGACTATAGTTTCTCCGGAAACTGCAGGAAAAGTTAGTATCGCATTAACTAGTGGAGATACTTTGAGTTTGAAGGAAGGGAGATATGTATATGATGTTGTTATTGAAAAAAATTCAGTAAAAACAAAAGTCGTTGAAGGAATGGTTCTTATTAGACAAGGCGTTACTAGATAAGGTATTTTTATGGCAAAACCAACAACTCGTCAACAACTTATTGATTATTGTTTAAGGAAACTTGGTGCTCCTGTTTTAGAAATAAATGTTGATAATGATCAAATTGATGATTTAGTTGATGACGCTATTCAACTCTTTAATGAGCGTCATTTTGATGGTGTTGAGAGGATGTATTTGAAGTATAAAATTACTCAAGATGACATTAATAGAGGAAAAGCATCAGGCACTGATGGAGTCGGTATTGTAACTACTACTGGCACATCTACTATTGTTGGAACGGCAACTACATTTAATTTTTACGAAAATTCAAACTATATTCAAGTTCCAGATTCAGTTATTGGAATAGAAAAAATATTTAAATTTGATACTAGTTCTATTTCTGGTGGAATGTTTAGTATTAAATATCAATTGTTTTTAAATGATTTGTATCATTTCAATTCTATTGAATTACTACAATATTCTATGACAAAATCATATCTGGAAGATATTGACTATTTACTTACAACAGATAAACAAGTAAGATTTAATAAGCGTCAAGACAGATTGTATCTTGATATTGATTGGTCGTCTCAAGAAGCGGATAACTTCTTGGTTATCGATTGCTACAGAGCTCTTGATCCAACATCATTTAGTCAAGTTTATAACGATAGTTTTGTAAAGATGTATTTGACTGCATTAATTAAGAGACAGTGGGGGCAGAATCTAATAAAATTCCAAGGTGTAAAACTTCCTGGAGGAATTGAATTGAATGGGAGACAATTGTATGAAGATGCGGAAAGAGAATTAGAATCCATAAGACAAAGAATGTCTTCAGAGTATGAATTACCTCCCCTTGATTTAATAGGATAATGGCACTTAATCCATTCTTTTTACAGGGTTCTTCGGAAGAACAAAGATTACTCCAATCATTAATTAATGAACAACTAAAAATTTATGGTGTGGAGGTAACTTATCTGCCAAGGAAACTTATAAAAGAAGATACTCTATTTACTGAATTACAATCATCGGTTTTTAACGATAATTTTTCTATTGAAGCTTATGTTAATACCTATGAAGGTTATGGTGGATCAGGAGATATTCTTACAAAATTTGGTATTGCACTAAAAGACGAATTAGTTATTACTATTTCTCAAGAAAGATTTGAAGATTTTATTGCTCCTTTTTTAGAGGATTTTCCAGATAATGAGATAAAAATTTCAAACAGACCAAGAGAAGGTGATTTAATTTATTTCCCTCTCGGTAAAAGAATATTTGAAGTTAAGTTTGTTGAGCATGAAAAACCATTTTATCAATTAGGAAAAAATTATGTATATGAATTGAGATGCGAACTCTTTGAATATGAAGATGAAATGGGTGGATGGGATGTTCAATCTCAAATTACTGAAGAAATTGATAGTGTTCTTGAAACACAAGGTTTTATCACCACATTGAAGTTAATTTCAATTGGATCAACGGCATCTGTTGGTGTAACTACATCTACAGGATATATTCGCAAAATATCATTAACTAATGATGGTTATGGATATACAAAAGTACCAACAGTTTCAATTTCTACAGCACCAGCGGGAGGAACTAATGCTACTGCTGTTGCAATTACAACTGCAATTAATAATGTTTATTCAGTAAAAGAAATTTTACTAACAAATCCTGGTGCTGGATATACGGTTGTTCCTAGTGTTAGTATTGTCAGTGTTGGCGAAACTATAACCGGTGTTGGATATACAACTTATGGTGTTGGAGCAGCAGCAACAGCAACTTTAGTTACTTCATCTGCTGGTATTAATGGAGTTACAATTACTTCTGGTGGAAGTGGATATCCATCTCCACCTATTCTTACTTTTACAACACCAACTTCGGGTATAGGTACTGCTTTTGGTAGAGTATCGGTTACGACAGATAATGTTGTTGATAAAGTATTCATATCTGATGCTGGTATCGGATATACTTCTGGTACAGCAACAGCAATAATTTCCGATCCACCAATTATTACTGGTATTGGCACCTTCCAATATAATGAAGAAGTTACTGGATCTATTTCTGGTGCGAAAGCAAGAGTTAAGACGTGGGATGCCACTACAAATACTCTTAAAGTTGGTACAACAGACGGTGATTTCTTGGCATCCGATGTAATTGTCGGAACTTCATCTTCTGCTAGATACAGTGTTGATTATATTGAAACGGCAGAATTTAGTGATAAATATGACAAGAGTGATGAGATAGAAGAAGAAGCAGATCTCATTATTGACTTTTCAGAATCAAATCCATTTGGTAACTATTAATGTTAGGAACTTATTACTATCACGAAATTATTAGAAAAACTATTGTTAGTTTTGGAACTTTATTTAATAATATTAATATAAAGCATAAAGATTCAAATGGAGATGTTGTAAGTGACTTAAAAGTTCCATTAGCATATGCACCTGTACAAAAGTTTTTGGCAAGATTAGAGCAAGAAGATTTAAATAAACCAGTTGCAATTACTTTACCTCGAATGGCATTCGAGATGACTGATATTAGTTATGATCCTTCAAGAAAATCTGGAGTAACTCAATCTTTTAAAGCATCTGATGGTACAAATTTAAAAAAAGTTTTTATGCCAGTTCCATATAATATTGGATTCGAATTAAATATTTTAACCAAGTTAAATGATGATGCTTTACAAATTGTTGAACAAATTTTACCATATTTTCAACCAGCATTTACTTTAACTGTCGATCTTGTTAGTTCTATTGGTGAAAAAAGAGATATTCCAATTGTATTGGATAATATATCTTTTCAAGATGATTATGAAGGAGATTTTTCCACAAGAAGAGCATTAATTTATACTTTAAAATTTACAGCAAAAACATATCTATTTGGTCCTATTTCCAATACAACTGATGGTCTTATTAAGAAAGTCCAGGTTGATATTTCATCTTCAAGCGATATTTCTGCAAAACGCGAAATGAGATATACTGCCACTCCAAATCCAATCAATGCTGGTCCTGAAGATAATTTTGGATTTGATGAGGGATGGGAATTCTTGACAGATTCTAATTCATACAGTCCTACACAACAACAAGATATTTAATTGGTTAGATATATGAGTAACAATTATGATGGTCTTGATGAGGCTTTTAATACTGAAAGTAGTATTATAGAAACAACTGCCGAGAAAATACAGGTTTCTAAATCAAAGGGAAGTGATATTGAGAAGGATTATGAGTATACCAGAGCTAACCTTTATTCGCTCATAGAGAAGGGTCAAGAGGCAATTAATGGTATTATGGAACTTGCGGGGGAAGGAGCAAGCCCAAGGGCATATGAGGTCGCTGGACAGTTAATTAAGAGTGTTGCTGATACTACTGATAAATTAATTGATCTTCAAAAGAAACTTAAAGATGTTGAAGAGGATACTATTAAGACTACCAATAATGTAACTAATAATGCAGTTTTTGTTGGATCAACTTCTGAACTTCAAAAAATGCTTAAGCAGGGATTCCTAAATAATAAAGAGTAATTTTTCTAATGGGTTGGTCAGAAAAATATAAAAAATCAATTGATTGCAACAACCCAAAAGGTTTCAGTCAACGTGCTCACTGCCAGGGTCGCAAAAAGAAAATGAGTGAAGAAAAGAAAGATCACGAATACTCCATGGCACGGTCAGAATTAAAGACCGTAACCAATGCCGTAAAGCGTCTTCAAAAGAAGATGGGAAAGAAAGGTGAGGGGAATTTGCAAGCATGGGTTCAATCTAAAATTACCAAAGCAGCAGATTATATTGATACTGCAGCAGATTATGTGACTAATGAAGAAACAAAATCTGGGGATCAAGGTCTTCGCGATTGGTTTGGTAAATCCAAGTCTTCAGATGGTAAAAAGGGATGGGTTCAACTTGGTGGCAAATGGGCAGGTAAACCTTGTGCTCGTCAACCAGGTCAAACTTCAACGCCAAAGTGCGGAAGTTCTAAAATGGCAGCAAATTTGAGTGCCGAAGAAGAGGAATCTGCAAGAAGAAGAAAAAATCGTCAAGATCCAAATCAACCAGAAAAATCTGGTGCTGCCAAACCAACTAACGTAAAAACTGAAGAAATGAACATCCAAGAAGTAAAAGATAAACCAGGTAAAGGTAGCGGCAAGAAAGATGCCTGCTATAACAAGGTCAAGTCTCGTTATTCTGTCTGGCCAAGTGCGTATGCCTCAGGTGCTCTGGTTAAGTGCCGTAAAGTTGGTGCTGCTAACTGGGGAAATAAGACAGAATCAGTGGAATTTTCTAATTGGAGAGATGATTTTAAGGCAACTGAATATGAGTTCATTGATATTATCAAACCTGAACCATTAAATGGTGAGAAGATTGATGAAATGATTGGAACTACTGGTATTAGAATACCAGATCCAGATGCTCCAGACACTTATAAAAAAAGAAAAGATGACCCAGAAAAGAAAAAACTTCCTAGAGGATATGTAAAGTTTTACGATAAGCACGGAAAAGGTCGTATTGTTGATGGTAAAAAAGTTTATGAGGATTTTGAAAAAGAAGTGCCATCAAAAGATCTCAAAAAACTTGTCAAAAAAGCAGTTAAAAGAATTGATTATGATGTTGATGGTGATGTAGATCCTAAGGACAAAGTTGAGAAAAAAACAGGAGAATATGGAGAACAACTTCCTACTCCATTTGGAAAATTTAGAACCAAAGTTAAAAATGAATCTTTTTCTGATTGGAGATTAGAACTCGATGAGAAATTAAATCTCCAAAAGGCAGAAATGGGGAAAGTGGTAAAAGATTTTTATAAATCCGATGCCCCACAGTTTGAAGGAAAATCAAAAGAAAAGCGTCGTGAGATGGCAGTAGCAGCAAAACTTTCTGCTATGAGAGAAGATTGGCAGAAAGTAAATAAGTCTGATAAAACTGATGGTATGAGCCCTGCTGCGGTCAAAGCATATCGTCGAGAGAATCCAGGTTCTAAACTCAAGACTGCCGTAACTGGTGATCCAGAACCAGGTAGTAAGGATGCCAAGCGTAGAAAGTCTTTCTGTGCTCGCTCTAAGGGTCAGCAAGACATGCATAACATTGATTGCTCTAAAACCCCCGATAAACCTGTTTGTAAAGCCCGTCGTCGCTGGAAGTGCTGATCAATGAAAAGTTTTCAACAATTTCTCTCAGAAAGCATCACCATTAATGGTGATTTCAATGGAACTCTCAATGTAGGAGGTTCTCAACCAGAACAGGCACAAGAGTCATTCTTTGCCGATGTTATCTGGGAAGGTAAGTTATATCGTCTTGAAGTAGAAGGTAAAATGCTTTCTAAAAATGAATTGGCAGAGCAGATTCAAGGAGAATATCCTGGAGCAATGGTTCATCAAATTTATCCAGGAAATTCTCCTTCAAAAATTAAAAACGCACAAAGATATCAACCAGAAAGATTAACTTGGAGTGACTAATGGCTCAGTGGAATAAGAACACACAGGACTTTCTAAACCAAGAAAGAACACTGCATGAAGTTTACATGCGGTGTGACGAATATGGTCAAATCATTACTCCAAGTGCTTGTGGCGAATCTGCATTTGGTGAGAATATTGCAGTTCCCATCACACCAAAGATTCAGGCTGATGCTGTCTATGGATTAGATCCAAGAGAGTTTGAGACATTTACATTTAGCAATAGTGGTATTGCAACAAATGGAGATTTTAAATTTAAAGTTAGTGCAGGAACAGATGCTAATTCTTATGGTGTTGTTAGAACCGCAAACTTTTTGAGATATCGTCCTGGGCAGGGTGCAGTTGCAAGATTTACTGCCGCATTTTCTTCTAACCCAGTAGGATTTACTCAAAGAGTAGGTTTATTCAATCAAGAAAATGCCCTTCAAATCGGTTATGCACATACCAATGGACAGTTTGGCGTCCTTCGTGCCAGTGGAGGTAAAGCAAATATACAAGAGTTTGCCTTCACTACACTGGCAGATGGGGATGTAACAGTTACTCTCAACGGCACTAGTTTTACTGCGGTAACTTTAGGTGGTGGAAGTATTGCCGCAAACATTGCATTACTTGCAGAAGGATTGCAAGATCAGGCACTTTTTAATGCTTTATATCTCCTAGAATATGATCAGGCAAAGATTTCATTCTTAGCAACATCTCTTGGTGCTCAATCTGGTACATTTAATGCAACCAGTACTGCAGGTATAACATTTACCAATACAAAAAAACAAACTGGAGTAACACAGACAGAAAACTGGACATTCCAAGATGATTTTAACTTAGACAAACTGGATGGAACTGGATACTCTGGTGTTACTATTGATCCATCAAAACTAAATGTGTATCAAATCAACTTCCGTTGGTTGGGTGCTGGTGAGATCCGTTATGCGATTGAGAACCCCACTAATGGGGATATGATGTTCTTCCACCATGAACATTACGCAAATAGAAATGAATCTCCTCATTTAGATAATCCATCTATGAAGATTGGATATGTTGCAGCAAACTTGGGAGCTCCTGCAAGTGGTGTTGTAACTTGCACTGGATCTTCATTCCTTGGTGCTATTGAAGGTTTGGTAACAAATACCAGACTTCCTTATTCTGTGACTGCAACCAGAAACAGTGGTATGAACACACCTGGAACTTTATATCATTTACTTACTCTCAAAAATAAAATTATCTATCAAGGAAAAATTAATACCAGAGATTTGATTCCACAAAGATTGACTGCTTCTGTGAATACAACTCAGGATCCAGCAATCATTTACTTGTATTTTAATGCAACATTTACAAATTATTTGAGACTTACAACACAAACAGACTTCAATGCATCTTTGTATGCTACTCAAGATAGTGCTGGGCAGTTTTCATTAGCACCACAATCAACACCAGCAATTGCAGCATTTCATGTTTCTAATGGTGACACTATTAATGTTGATTTAACTGCTATTGGTATTGATGTTCCACCAGGAGACTGTATATCAGCAGTTATTGCATCTTCAAGTAATATCACCAATGCCAGTGTGTCGTTCATTTATGTAGAAGACTAAAAAAGGAGTTTCGTTATGAGTGAAGTTTATTTAGGTAACCCAAACCTTAAGAAAGCAAATACACAGATTGAGTTTACAGAAGAACAAATTATTGAGTTCCTCAAATGTAAACAAGACCCTGTATATTTTGCAAGGAAATATATAAAAATTGTTTCTCTTGATGAAGGACTTGTTCCTTTTGATATGTACCCATTTCAGGAAAAACTAATTCAAAATTTCCATGATAATAGGTTTAATATCTGTAAGATGCCACGTCAGACTGGTAAGTCTACTACTTGTGTATCATATCTTTTACACTATGCTGTTTTTAACGATAATGTTAACATCGCCATCCTAGCAAACAAGGCATCAACTGCGAGAGACCTTCTTGGAAGATTGCAAACTGCATATGAAAACTTGCCGAAGTGGATGCAACAAGGTATTATATCATGGAACAAAGGTAGTTTGGAATTAGAAAATGGGTCCAAAATTTCGTCTAACTCTACTTCTTCATCTGCTGTCCGAGGCGGATCCTATAATGTCATCTTTCTTGACGAGTTCGCTTTCATCCCGAATCACATTGCTGATGACTTCTTTGCCTCTGTTTATCCTACTATTTCTTCTGGACAAAGCACAAAGGTAATCATCGTTTCTACTCCTCGTGGTATGAACCACTTCTACCGCATGTGGCATGATGCGGAAAGAGGTAAAAACGAATACGTACCAACAGAAGTTCATTGGTCAGAAGTTCCGGGTAGAGATACGAAATGGAAAGAGCAAACAATTGCAAATACTTCTGAACAGCAATTTAAGGTTGAGTTTGAATGTGAATTTTTAGGTTCTGTCAATACACTCATCAATCCAGCAAAACTTAAAAATCTTGTTTATGAAACTCCTATAAAAAGAAATGCAGGACTTGACATTTATGAAAATGCAAAACCAGAAAATAACTATCTCATTACTGTTGATGTTGCTCGGGGTTTGGGTAACGACTATTCTGCTTTTATCGTGTTTGATATCACACAATTCCCGTATAAAGTCGTTGCAAAATACCGGAATAATGAAATCAAACCAATGCTCTTTCCCAACATTATTGAAGAAGTTGGGAAAGCGTATAATGATGCTTGGTTACTAATAGAAGTTAATGACATTGGTGATCAGGTTGCAAGTATTTTGCATTATGACTTGGAATATGATAATCTTTTGATGGCATCAATGAGAGGTCGTGCTGGACAAATTGTTGGTACAGGATTTAGTGGCAAGAAATCTCAGCTTGGTGTTCGTATGACATCCGCAGTTAAAAAATTGGGATGTTCTAATCTTAAAACATTTTTAGAAGATGACAAATTATTGACAGTTGATTATGAGATAATTAATGAGCTGACTACTTTTTCACAAAAACATAATACATTTGAGGCGGAAGAAGGTTGTAATGACGATTTGGCGATGTGTTTGGTTATATTCTCTTGGTTAGTTGCTCAGGATTACTTCAAGGAAATGACGGATAATGACATTCGTAAAAGAATCTATGAAGAGCAAAGAAATCAGATCGAACAGGATATGGCGCCATTTGGTTTTATCGTAGATGGTCTAGATGATAATAGTTTTACTGATAATCAGGGAGATAGATGGTATACTGATGAATATGGAGATAGAAGTTATATGTGGGACTATGGTTGATGGATATTGATGATCAGGTAGGATTAGAAAATTTATTATTTTTTGACCGCCGTTGTAGAACATGTGGAGAAGTTAAAGGTCTTTTGACCGATTTTTATTTAACAAGAAAAAATAGAAATAATTTAGCATCTTCATACTCATATGAATGCAAAATTTGTACTATTGAAAGAATATCAAAAAATAGAAAAAAAACAAAAAATACTCTTGAATGGTATTATCCAGATTGGTAGTGTTCATGCATTGTTTCCCCATTGAAAATACCCCTTTTCATAAATATTTTTAGATAAATTTGGATTGCGAGGGAAATTAAGATGCCATTAAATTTAGCATCTCCTGGTATCGTAGTAAGGGAAGTTGATTTAACTGTAGGTAGAGTTGACCCTACTAGTAACCAAATAGGAGCTATTGTTGCACCATTTGCACAGGGACCAATTGATGTTCCTACTTTGGTAGAAAACGAAAATGATTTGGTCAACGTTTTCGGAAAACCATATGAAACTGACAAACACTTTGAAAGTTGGATGACTGCATCTTCTTTCTTAGCATATGGAGGACCATTAAGAGTAGTTAGAGCAGATGATACTGCTTTTAGAAATGCATATTCTGGATCTGGATCCGCACCAAAAATTAAAAGTGTAGATCATTACACAGAATTAGGATATGATGAAAATAATATTTCTGGTGTCACAGTTGCTGCAAGAAACTCTGGTTCTTGGGCAAATGGAATTAGAATAGGTATTATTGATGCAAAAGCGGATCAACTTTTAACGCTTGATAGCGTAACTGATATATCTGTTGGTGCTGGCGTAAGTCAAGCAGTTCCTTCTGGTACTATTATTTCTACTGCAGGTGCCGGTACAACTTCGGTATTAGATGGTTATTATAAAGGTATTGTTACTGAAGTTGATGCTACTAATAGTAAAATAGGAGTTAAAATTTTAACTCATGTTTCTTCCGCCAATGTAGAGACATCAGTAGATTATACCCCCAATGGAAGTTATCGTTTTACCGATTCTTCGATCGATTTTCCAAACGTTGGTGGTGGAACAACATCAGTAACAGTAACAAGAGGTGCTCTTAATAGCACTGCAGTATCAATTACTGCAGGAGTAGCATTAACAGCATATTCTTTAGAGAGTTCTTTAACTCTTGACATGCCTGGTGGAGAATCTTTAGGAGCCGCTTCAACTGTTGTTGGTATTGCGACTGCCGGAATTCAAGCAACTGGAAACCACTTCCTTCAAATAGGTAATGAAATTATTTCACTTAGTGGTGCTACAATTGGGATTGGACAAATAACACTTGCCTCTAATAGTAGAGGTGTTGAATCAACATCCGCATCTTCTCATGCTGACGGTGCTTCAGTAAAACATTTAGAAAAGTTTGAAGATGTTGCTTCCGTTGTTTCTTTATCTGGACATAGCAATATTCTTGCTTCTGAAACTAGTATTGGAATTTCGACAACCAGAACCGGAATAAGCACTATATTTAATGCAGGTGGTTTTGCCAGAGTTGGTGATCAGTTTATGGGGATAAGTGCTCTTATAGAAGGTGGATCAACTTCAACTAGAACAGCTACTGCAAAAGAAGATTGGTTTGATCAACAAACTCTAACAATTGGTACTGTATCCACAGGTGCTGGGTCTGTAGATAGAACCATTAAGTGGAATACAATTGCAGAAAGACCTTCAACATCCAGTTATGCTGAAGCAAGAGGTTCCAGATTTGATGAAGTTCATGTTGTAGTAATTGATGGTGATGGAAAAATTACCGGAAATACTGGAACAATTCTTGAGAAGCACTTAAATCTTTCTAAAGCAAAGGATGCCGAATTCTCTGTGGGTTCTCCATCTTATTGGAGAAAGTATATTAAGTCTGGATCAGCGTATATCTTTGGGGGTGGGGCACCAACAGGAATTGTAACAACAGGATTTAGTTCTGGTTATACTAAATTTACTGATGGTGGTTGGGATCAAAATGCAGAAGATTCTGCAAATGGTCCAGTAATATTTGATGCTATCGGCAATCACAATATTACTTTAGCAGGTGGTTTAAATTATGGTGGAAAAACTGACTTAGTTACTACTGGAAGTTTAGATGCATCTTTAGCGAATGTCGTTAGTGGATACGGATTACTCGAAAATAATGATCTATATGATGTAGATTTCTTACTCATGGGATCTGGAAGATTTGATAAATTCCAAACTCAAGCACTTGCTAATAAATTAATTTCTGTTGCGGGTTTAAGACAAGATTCTATTGCATTCATTTCACCAAATAGAGCATCATTATTAAATGATACTTCAGATGGAACTGCAACGACTATTAATTCTGATTCAGTTATCACCGATAACTTGGTAGATTTCTATTCAGGTGTTAATTCGTCTTCTTATGCAGTATTTGATAGTGGATACAAATACATGTATGATAGATTTAATGATGTATTCAGGTATATTCCATTAAATGGTGATATTGCAGGAATTTGCGCAAGAAATGATATTGATAACTTCCCATGGTTCTCTCCCGCAGGAACAGTAAGAGGTACTATATTGAATTCTGTCAAACTTGCATATAATCCATCAAAGGTACAAAGAGACATTCTTTATTCTAACAGAATTAATCCGGTTATTTTCTCACCCGGCGCAGGAAATATTCTCTTTGGTGATAAGACTGGTCTTGCCAAGGCATCCGCATTCGATCGAATTAATGTCCGTCGTTTATTCATCTATCTTGAAGATGCAATTTCTGCTGCAGCAAGAGATCAACTCTTTGAATTTAATGATGAGATTACAAGAACAAACTTTGTAAATATTGTTGAGCCGTTCTTACGTGATGTCCAAGGTAAGAGAGGAATTATAGATTATGTTGTAATTTGTGATGAGACAAACAACACCGCTGCAGTGATAGATAATAATGAGTTTGTGGCAGATATATTCATTAAACCTGCAAGATCGATTAACTTCATCGGTCTGACCTTTGTTGCCACCAGAACTGGTGTTTCGTTTGAAGAAATCGTCGGTAACGTTTAATTAATTAACAGAGAGGTTTAAAGAAAAATGGCAGATCGTAATCAACAGAAGACACTTCCGTTAAGAACAATCAATGACTTCAAGAGCAAGTTAGTAGGTGGCGGTGCAAGACCAAATCTATTTGAAGTTGAGTTAGCATTTCCAAGTCAACTTCAAATAAATAGTAAAGTTGTTGAAGATGCTAGATTTTTAGTAAAAGCAGCAGCTCTTCCATCGTCCACTATCAATCCAGTTGAAATTCCTTTTAGAGGAAGAATCTTAAAGATTGCTGGTGATCGTACATTTGAAACATGGACAATCACAGTTATCAACGATTCTACATTTGAAATTAGATCCGCATTCGAAAAGTGGATGAATTTCATTAATAAACTTGATGATGGCACTGGTGCCACAAATCCAATTGATTATCAAAGACATGCAAGAGTTCATCAATTAGATCGTGAAGGAAAGATTCTCAGATCTTATAAGTTCTGGGATATTTTCCCAACGAATCTTTCTACAATTGATTTAAGTTATGAAACTACTGATACGATTGAAGAATTTACTGTAGAAATGCAAGTCCATTATTGGGAAGCAATTAAAGGCACTGCTGAAAATGCAGGTGGAGAGAGCATTCTATAAATAGTAGATAATAGATCAGTCAAATTATAATGTCCAGACTATTTGGTTTTTCCATTGAGGAAAAAGACGCACAATCTCCATCAATAGTATCCCCCGTTCCTCGAACTAATGAGGACGGGGTTGATAATTATATAAGTAGTGGTTTTTATGGTCAATATGTAGATATTGAAGGCGTTTATCGTACAGAATTTGATTTAATCAGAAGATATAGAGAAATGGCACTTCACCCGGAGTGTGATGGTGCTATTGAAGATGTTGTTAATGAAGCGATTGTTAGTGATCTTTATGATTCTCCAGTTGAAATTGAATTAAGTAATCTCAATGCTAGTGATAAATTAAAGAGTATTATAAGACAAGAATTTAAGAAAATTAAAGAAATATTAGATTTTGATAGAAAATCACATGAAATTTTTAAAAATTGGTATGTTGACGGAAGACTTTATTATCTAAAAGTAATTGATTTAAAAAAACCTCAAGATGGAATTCAGGATCTGAGATATATTGATCCTTTGAAAATTAAATTTGTTAGACAAGAAAAGAAAAAAGATAGAAATATCATAGCACAAAATTCTACACTAAGAGGAGACACTGATAATCTAAAAGGAATATCTCCAGAAATTGAAGAATATTTTGTATATTCACCATCTCCAAATCAACCATCAAATAATTATTCCGCAGGAGTATCACAAAAGTCTTCTATAAAAATTTCTAAAGATTCTATTACATACTGCACATCTGGTCTTGTAGATAGAAACAATGGCACTGTTCTTTCATATCTTCATAAAGCAATCAAATCTCTCAACCAACTTAGAATGATTGAGGATTCTCTTGTAATTTATAGATTATCTCGCGCACCTGAGCGCAGAATTTTTTATATTGATGTTGGCAATCTTCCAAAGGTAAAGGCAGAGCAATACCTACGTGAAGTTATGAATCGTTATCGTAATAAACTTGTTTATAATGCAAGTACTGGTGAGGTTCGTGATGATCGCAAGCATATGAGTATGCTTGAAGATTTTTGGTTACCAAGAAGAGAGGGTGGTAGGGGAACAGAAATTACCACTCTTCCCGGTGGTCAAAATCTTGGTGAGCTTTCTGATATAGAATATTTTCAAAAGAAACTTTATAGATCTCTTGGTGTTCCGGAGTCCAGAATTGCTGCGGAAGGTGGTTTTAATCTTGGACGTTCATCAGAAATTTTAAGAGATGAATTAAAATTTGCCAAGTTTGTTGGTAGATTAAGAAAGCGTTTTGCATCCATGTTTAATGATATGCTTAAGACGCAATTAATTCTCAAAAATGTGGTATCTCCGGAAGATTGGGAAAAGATTAGTGATCATATTCAATATGATTTCATTTATGACAATCAGTTTGCAGAATTAAAAGAATCTGAACTGATGAATGAGAGATTAGGAATTCTTGCAACTATCGAACCTTATATTGGTAAGTTTTATTCTGCAGATTATGTTCGTCGTAAAGTATTGAGACAAACTGATTCTGAAATCATAGAAATAGATGCCCGGATAGAAAAAGAAATTAAAGATGGTATTATACCAGACCCAAGTGCTGTAGATCCAATAACTGGTGAGCCATTACCACAAGGTGGAGAGCAAAATGCTCTTGGTAATGTTCCAATGGAACCAGAAATAGATGGATCATCTACACAAGTCTAATATAATATAAATAATTTTATAATTATATTAAAAACATGGAAGAAATTATAGATTTGATTGCGACTGATTCTAGTGCATCGGATGTTAGCGATAAAATCAAAAACGTTTTATTTGCTAAAGCAGCAAATAAAATAGATTCCTCGAAACAAGCAGTTGCCGCATCATTATTTGCAGATACTGAAGCAACACAAGAGGAGGAATAATGGGAAGAATTTTATTAAAGGGAACAGAAATTCAAGTTCCAAATACAGTTGGTGCTGGATCTAGTTTTAGTGAAGCTACTGTCGTTCGCTTGGCAAACCCAAGTACAACTGATTATGTAATTACAGTATCTGAAACGAATGCTGGTCCCACAATTGGAACTTTTACTATGTTAGCCAATACGACAGAATTGTTAGAAAAGCAACCATCGCATACTGTTCATGTTAATACCGGAACAGATGTCTTAGGAACAAAAGTAGGATTCACAGGATAATCAAATGAAACTCATCACAGAAGAAGTATCAAACGTAAAAATTATTACCGAAGGCAAGGGTGCCAGTAAGAAATTATACATTGAGGGTGTTTTCCTTCAAGGCGACCTCAAAAATCGTAATGGAAGAATGTATCCAATGGAAACTCTTTCTCGTGAGGTAAAAAGATATAATGAAACTTTTGTGAATAAGGGTCGTGCTCTGGGAGAACTTGGTCACCCTGATGGACCTACTGTAAACCTTGATCGAGTCTCTCATAAAATTACTTCACTTACTCAAGAAGGAAATAATTTTAAGGGTAAGGCACAAATCCTCAATACTCCAATGGGTAAAATTGCATCTTCTCTTCTTGATGAAGGTGTAATGCTTGGCGTTTCTTCTCGTGGTGTTGGATCACTGAGAGAAGATCGTAGTGGTTGTAAAGTTGTTGGTGAAGATTTCATGTTAGCAACTGCTGCTGATATCGTTGCAGATCCTTCTGCCCCTGATGCATTTGTCCAAGGAATTATGGAAGGAAAAGAGTGGGTTTGGGAAGGTGGAATCCTTCGTGAACAACTTGCAGAAAGAACTCAGAGAAGAATTAATACTCTCGTTGATCAAAAAAGACTTGAAGAGCATAAGTTGAACTTATTCAACGAATTCCTCTCAAATCTTTAATTTATAAATAAATATAGATTAATACGAATCTATAAATCAAATGTCCGTTGGTAACAATTTACAAGAAATGGAAAACGTAGTAACCAAAGGCGCAGCAGCTGCTGACCCAATGCCTAAAATGGCAGATCCTGGCACACAGTTAGGAAATGTAGAGGATCTTGGTGGTCCTACCCCAGAAAACTATAGAGTTGATGATGACTCTGCTAAACTCAAAGATGCTGGAGCAATTCTTGCTCAAGTGAGAGATGTAGTTAATAAGGGAGCAAAACCTGCCGAAGCAATGCCTAAAATGGCAAAGGAAGAGGAAGAAATTGAAGGCGAAGTTGTTTATGAAGAAGAAGAAACTGACGAAGAAGTAGTTTCCGAAGAAGAGACTTCTGAAGAAGAAGTTATTGAAGAAACAATCGATGTTGAAGAGGACGTAAATGCTCTTCTCGAAGGTGAAGATCTTTCCGAAGAATTCCAAGAGAAAGCACGCACCATCTTTGAAGCAGCAATTCGTTCTAGAATTGCCGAAGTAAAAGAAGAAATTGAACAGCAATATGAGTCTGCTCTTATTGAAGAAGTTGTTGCTATCAAAGAGCAGTTAACTGATAGAGTTGATGCATACCTTGAGTATGTTGCCGACGAATGGATGCAAGAAAATCAACTTGCTATCGATCACGGTCTTAAGACTGAGATGACCGAATCATTCCTTGTTGGAATGAAGAGTCTTTTTGAAGATCATTATGTATCAATCCCTGAAGAAAAATATGATGTACTCTCTACAATGGTAGAGAAATTAGATGAGATGGAAGATAAACTCAACGAGCAGATCGAAAGAAATATTGCTCTCAATCAAAGATTAGCCGAGTCGGTTGCTGATGTAATCTTCTCTGAGGTCTGTGAAGGTCTTGCACTTTCACAGAAGGATAAACTCGCTTCTCTTGCGGAAAATGTTGAGTTTGATAGTGAAGAGAACTATCGTGAGAAACTGGTAACTCTGCGTAAGTCATACTTCCCAGAGAATGCCGGAACTCAAAGAGACAAATCTGATACTATTTCAGAGGAAACGACAGAGACTAAAGAATCTGTTTCGGGTTTAATGGAAACTTACTTGAGCACTCTGAATAGAGTCTCTAAAAAGTGATTTTTAAATCATAAATCAAACTAAAACTTTTAAGAGGTAAAAATCAAATGCAAATGCCTAATTTAGAGTATTTGCAGGAGAAGTGGGCACCTATCCTCGACCATGAGGGTATGGGACAAATCAAGGATAATCATCGTAAAATGGTTACCGCCCAGCTCCTGGAAAATCAAGAACAAATGCTCCGTGAAGAGCGTGAGTTTCTTTACGAGACTCCAACTAACGGCACTGGTTCATCAGGTGCAACCGCAGGTTTCTCTGGTGCATCATCCCTTGCTGGTGGTGCAACCGCCGGTTTCGATCCCGTTCTGATCTCTTTGATCAGACGTGCAATGCCTAACTTGGTCGCTTATGACCTCGCTGGCGTCCAACCAATGAATGGTCCTACTGGACTCATCTTCGCAATGCGCTCCCGTTATACCGGACAGAGCGGCACCGAAGCATTCTTCGACGAAGCAGATACAGCATTCTCCGGAACTAGCAGCACTAGAGCTGTTGGTGATGTTGGATCCGGTTATGTAAGTGGTTCTGATGGTGTTTCCGTTGGTTTAGGTACTACGGGATCAAATAGCATGGGAAGCAATCCTGGTCTTCTCAGCCCAGATAACGCTTCTACCCAACTCGACTATAAAGTCGGTCAGGGTATGGATACCGAAGATGCTGAATCTCTTGGTACTAACAGCCGTGAGTTCAACGAAATGGCTTTCTCGATCGAGAAGGTCACCGTTACTGCCAAGTCTCGCGCACTGAAAGCTGAGTATTCACTTGAGCTTGCTCAAGACCTCAAGGCAATCCACGGTCTGAATGCCGAAGCGGAATTGGCAAACATCCTCTCCACTGAGATTCTTGCCGAAATCAACCGCGAAGTCATCAGAACCATCTATAAGGTTGCTGAGTCTGGTGCTCAAGCAAATACCGCATCTGCCGGCATCTTCGACCTCGACGTTGACTCCAACGGTCGCTGGTCTGTTGAAAAGTTCAAGGGTCTGATCTTCCAAATCGAGCGCGAAGCCAACGCTATCGCACAAAGAACTCGTAGAGGAAAGGGCAACATGATCATGTGCTCTGCCGATGTTGCTTCTGCACTCACCATGGCAGGTGTCCTTGATTATACTCCTGCTCTCAACGCTAACCTGAACGTTGATGACACTGGTAACACCTTTGCTGGTGTGCTTGCCGGTAAGTATCGTGTATATATCGATCCTTATTCTGCTGCTGGTGGAAACGTTGCTAATCAGTACTTCGTTGCTGGTTATAAGGGTACTTCGCCTTACGATGCAGGTCTCTTCTACTGCCCATATGTTCCTCTCCAAATGGTTCGTGCCGTTGGTGAGAACACCTTCCAGCCAAAAATTGGATTTAAGACTCGCTACGGCATCGTCGCTAATCCATTCGCTGAGGGTTCATATGCAGACGGTCAAGGACTTGGACGCCTGAAGGTTAACTCTAACCGTTACTACAGAAGAGTACGTGTTAACAACCTTATGTGATTCTTTATCACATATTTCTTACAGGGATCCTTCGGGATCCCTTTTTTTATCTAAATACAATTAAAAATGGCAAGAGCATTTGATAAACAAATAGATAATAGGAATTTCTTATCTCCTATTGGATTTAAGTTTACTTTAGCAAGATATCCAAAAGTATCGTTTTTTTCAAATTCTGCTAGAATCCCGGAGATTAGTTTAGGAACAGCAATTCAACCCAATTATCTTAAAGATATTGATATTCCCGGAGATAAATTAACATATGGTGACTTTTCTTTAAGATTTTTGGTTGATGAAAATCTTGTAAATTATATGTCAATACATAATTGGTTAACTGGATTGGGATTTCCAGAAACTGGTAAAAACTATACAGATTTAATTACTGGAGATAATTTAACAGATCCTCAAAATGCATTTAGTGATGGAAGTCTTCATATTTTAAATAGTAATTATAGAGATGTTGCTATTGTAAAATTTAGAGATTTATTTCCCACATTTCTTACTTCTCTAGATTTCGAATCTTCAGATACGGACATCAATTACTTTACAGCAGAGGTTACTTTCAAGTATACTATCTATAATATACTATCACCTGACAATAGAACGCCCCTATGAATCTTGAGCAAATTCAGGAGATGTGGGAGAGAGATTCTTTCATAGATCCAGATAACTTACATGATGAATCACTTAAAATTCCTCAACTTCACTCTAAATACTATACCATATACAATACGATTACTCTTTTAAGAGAAAAGGCAAGAGAGTCTTTTAATCGTGTGAGATTAGAAAGATACAATTATTATGCAGGCAAAGCACCTGCAGAAGTGTATGAAGAAGATCCTTTTCCTTATAAGATAAGAGAAAAAGATGTACTTCAACGCTATCTTGATGCTGATGAAAGATTAACAGCAGTAGATTTAAAGATTAAATATTACGATACCATGTTAAAGTTTCTTGAAGAGATTATTAAGACTATCTCTAATAGAACTTTTCAAATTAAGAATGCAATCGAGTGGCACAGGTTCCAAGCAGGATTTAACTAATGGACAAAGAATCCAAGTTTGTAATGGATTTTGGTATAGAAGATATTCATCTTTTATACCATTGTGTATGTAAAAGAATAGAAACCTGGGAGGGATATCCTTCCAGGCATCCGTTTGAGCAGGAGCATCTACATTATCTTAAAACAGAATTATATAAGGCAGTTTTGGATTTCAAGTTTAATTGTGGAGAATAATAAATAATTAAAAAAGTTTTCAGAAAAATGTATTTCGAAGAAGAAATTCTTGATGAAAGGACCCTAATGAAGGGTAAGAAAATCAAAAAGTCTGGGACTATGGATATTCCTGGATCGGAAGGTGCCGCAAGAAGAGATGTTTCTCGTGCAGGATTTAGAAAAAGAGGTCCAATTCAGGATCCAAAAGTTGAAAAGAGTGGAAAGGATGTTCCTGTATGGGTAAGAACTCATAGTTCTCCTAGAGATTATGCTGCTCATACCGCAAGAAAGCAACACAGAGAGGGAGATAAACCACAAAGTAGAGAATTGAGAAAACAATTCGGTAAAACTGGTGCCAAAAAAGATTCGCCAGTCCATGATATTACTGTTGGTTCTCCCAAATCAAAAGTTAGAGATCCTGGTCAGAGAGCAAGACAATTTGTTGGTGCTCTTAAGGATGTAAAGAATAAGATGAAGTCAAAGAAAGGAGTTGCTACAAACACTCCTACTGCTATTGATTCTGCCAAGTCTAAGGGTAAGAAAAATAGAAGTGGTGAGGAAGGGGCAGAGCAAAGAGGTAGAATTTATAAAAAATTAGGAATGGGAGAAAGAAATCCCAAGACTGGTGTTCAAATGGCTAAACTAAATGATTCTTTTGGTAAAAAGACATTTGGTGAGTTTATATATGAATGTTATGTTGTTATGGAAGCGAAAAAATATACTAGAACTAGATCCAGAGAAGATGCTGAGAAGATTCGTCAATCAAAACCAAATCCAAAAGATTATAGACTGAATAATGCTCAAACTACTGATATGCCTTTTTGGAGATTAGTATTAAAAGCAAAAAGAGATAATCAATCTACTAGGAGAAAAGAAAGAATAAATTCGGTATCATCACCAGAGCATATGGCATCTGGTAAAGCAAAAGAAGAAAAACTAAAAAAAGCGGGTTTGGATGCACACCATATTACTCCAATACATTATTCTGCAAAATTGAAGAAAAGTATGACTGATGATGAGTGGAAAAAAAGAGTAGAAAGAGATGCTGCAGATGGAATTTATCATGGACACCATCCTAAAAACTTGATGGGAACAGTGAATAAAAATACTCCAGAAGAAAGAAGGAGAAGGGGAATACATCATAGAAAAGCTGGGGCACATGAATTAGAAGCAAAAACAAAAGATCTTTCTCATGTTGGACATAAAGGATTACTTTCTATGGCTCATAAAAGAAGATTGAGAAAAGAAAAAGAAGAAAGAGCGGACCAGATAGCAAGAATGGATGTTTCGGGGAGAGCAAATAACCTTCCAGAAAGAGGATAGTCCAAGGCAATAAATACATATAGGAATAACCTATATGTATGTCTCATTTGATAATTCAAAAGAAAAACGAAGTATATTTAACAATAAAGGCAGAACCTCACGTTTATTACGAACTTGCAGATCAGTTCACGTTTGAGGTTCCTGGTGCAAAGTTTATGCCTCAGTTTCGCAATAGGCACTGGGATGGAAAAATTCGTTTATTCAATACAGAAACTAGTGAGATATATGTTGGTTTATTGGATAAAGTCGTAAGATTTTGTGAAACTCATGATTATACTTATGAGTTTGTAGACAATAAATTTTATGGTCTTCCTTTTGAGACAAACAATATGATCTCTAAGGAAGGCGTTAAAGACTATATAAATGCTATCTGTAAGTATTTCCCTAGAGACTACCAAATAGAAGGGGTCTACGACGCTCTAAGACATAATAGAAGACTGCTGATATCCCCAACTGCTTCTGGAAAGTCTCTGATGATATATTCTCTTGTGAGATATTACGTTGAGAAGCAACAAAATATTCTGATAGTTGTTCCAACGACTTCGCTTGTAGAGCAAATGTATAAAGACTTTGCAGACTATGGTTGGGATGTAGGTTCATTTTGCCACAAGATTTATGCGGGACGTGAAAGAGAGACTGATTCTCAGGTGATTATCACCACCTGGCAGTCCATCTACAAGCTACCCCGCAAATATTTTTCAAGATTTAATGTGGTCGTTGGAGATGAAGCACACCAGTTTAAATCAAAGTCTCTTATATCTATAATGTCAAAACTTGCAGATTGTAAGTATCGTTTTGGTTTCACCGGAACTCTTGATGGCACACAAACTCATAAGTGGGTATTGGAGGGTCTCTTTGGA